CTTTTCTATTACCTTTACCTGATTCACTTGTTGCAGATGGGCTTGATTCGATAGCTATAATCTCTCCTAGTACAGGTATGTCTTTATATCTAGCATTTCCTTGAAAAGCGAAAGGTGGTTCTGCTGCTTCATCTGGGTCAATATCACCTGTACTACTTACTGTTACATAGAAACAACCGTTAATAGCAAGAGCACTACCCATCTGTTTGTACTTCGGGTGTTTATTATCTAGTATAATATCTACTACACGGCCGTAAAAAGTACCCGAATTACTACCGGATCCTTTACCACCGCCTGCTGCTCCTGCTCCTGTTCCGCCTCTACTGGTTGCCATCTTCTGATTCGTTTACTTCTTTATTAATCGTCTCAGCTTCTTGTAATAAGTCAGCTAATTCTGATAAGTCGAACTCTTCTCCTTTAGATTGTCCTGTTTCAATTCGCTGAATGATAGTAGCTAGTTTAATTAAAGCTTCATCATTCTTAACGCCAATCTCCATATATTCTTTTATCATAGGTACTACTAAGGTAGCATCTCCTATACTTTCAATCAAAGGTTTCAATTCAGCTATTAAAGCAGTAACTTGCGAACGGGTAGATTTAGAGTTGGTATGGATCTCTTGAAATAGGTCCGCAAGAGAGGTTTCTCCAAAAATTTTCTTATCTAAACTCATACTTTTTTAATAATAAATAGGTTAGTCAAGAATATTGACTACTAACCCGTTTTCACTGTACTCAAAATACTTGTTATAGAATTCTGATTTGAGCTTAGATATCACTCTAGTTAGGTGAGGAGTTTCGCAGTCAGTCATTTCTCTAATATAAATATAAAGCGCTTTTTTCTTAAAGATATCTAGATCATGTCTAGTTTTAAAAATAGTTAATACTGCATCTGCTATTTTCGCTTCTTGTTCTTTTGGAAAGAACTCATCTACCTTCTCATACATCTCTTCAATCCAAGCATCTAAGAAAGCAGATAATGTCATTTTAAATTGACCGTCTACTTCTAAGTCTGGTTCGTAAGACTCTTCTACATCAGAAAAAGATCCAATCTGTTTTAACTTCTTATAGTTCTTATTATTGTAATTGATTAACCACCTCTTTACGATGGTACCGAAGTAAGAATATGCTTTTGCTCCATTAGTAGGATCAAACTTCATAATCTTCTCCTCTAATAAAACAGAAACGATCTCATGTTTGAGATCTTCGATATGCTCTACATCTGTATAGTAGAATTTAAAAGTATGTATTATATTCTCTGCCAACTTATAGAATGGCATGTATATATGATCAGTAAAGACCCTAGCTCGAAGAACTGGGTCTGTTGAATTGTTATAGATAACTATGTACTCTTCTGTCTCTTTTGTAAAATAGTTACTCTTAGCTTTGGTTCTTGCCATAATTAGTCGGGAGCATGTATCGGTTTAGCTCTTCTTGTACGTTTTGTAGTTGTTTAAAGAAATAACCGACCTCATCATCCGACTGGAATGTTCCGCTTTCGTCTAATTTTTCGAGGTGCATTTTTGCTTCAGCTATAGTTGCTGAGATATTGTTAAGGTATTGTACTTGATCTCGTACAACGTCTTCATATTTTTCTACTTTAGTAAGTAGGTTATAAAGTGCAAACATTGATACGATTAAAAGTAACCCTAGTATTCCTATGATCCAAATCATATTATAAATTTTTAATTAAGTTTGAAAGGCCTTCTGATGAATTAACTGGACGACCTGTAGATGCTTTAGCTTTTTGTACTTTAGGTTCTGTATTTCCACCTTTAGTCTTCCATAAGTCGTATTCTACTTTAGAAGCCATAAAGTCTGCTGAATGTAATATGTTTACAATGTTAGTTCTCATTCGAGAGTCTGGATTATGACTAAAGAAGTAAGCTTCATTAGCTTTATCAAATACTCCATCATGTAATCTAATACCTAAATACTCATTATGAGATAATTTAATGCCAAATCTTTGTAGAATATAAAGAGAACGATCAGGAATAAGCATGAAAGCAATCTCCGGATTAGGAGTATACATTTCATGTAACTTATCTTGACGCCACTTATCTGTTTGAGGAATGTAACAATCTACATCTCCATCACCTATTTTACCTAAATCATGGAATAAAGCAGCCATTACCAACTCCTCATCGGTAAAATCAATAGAAGCTCCCATTGCTTGCCATAATTCTTTTTGTTTTATAGCACTTTGTACAACTCTATTAACGTGATCAATGTATCCACCCGGAAAGGCGTTATGATACCATGATTTACCACTAGCAGGAGCCATTACCATATGTTCGGATAATGTTTCCACCAAAGTTAATACTTGATTCTTACGATCATCACCAATGTAATGGTTAATAATCTTAATATGTTTATCCCAATTTGATTGGATTTGTTCGGCACTTAACATAACTTGTTTTTTATTTATAGGTTTCCTTTATTTTATACTTATATCTTTATATATCTATATATTTAATATCCTATATATTTTATCTTATATTAATATATTCTATATAATATCTTATATATTTCGAAGATATATAAAAAAACGCAGAATAGCCACTCTTTTAGGAATTATTTTTCCGGATCCATTAAATTACTTTTCTTTGCACCTGGAAACTTAGCTTTCTTAACTGTCTCTACTACTTCTTCTGTAGGAACTGGTAACTCTGCTGTTACTGCAATAAGAAAATCGGCTACATCTGAACCTGTATCGGTAATAGGTGTAATAACTTTTGTTACTAACTGCTCAATTTCCTTAGAAACTTCTGTAGGAGCAGCCTTTATCGCTTTTAAACGACCTTCCTCTACTTTAAGCATTCTTTCAAGCTCATTTCTAACCTTTTCTCCAGCCAAAGCATTTGTATCTTTATCTACAAACATTCCCTTATACTCAGCTACACCTAAGGCATAGATGATTTCATTTAATTCACGGATTGATAATTCCATATATACGTTTTTAATTTAGTTTATACCTTAAGATACGAAAGATCCTGCAGACGAGCAACTTTATTTCAGTGATTCACAAAGATTTTTTGGTGAGAATGAAGGAGTTAGGGCGGTTCCGGCAAGAAATCCATAAAAGGCCGCAGGCCCCACGCGCATCGCGCGCATTTCGACCCGAAATTTTTTAATCTTGTAGTGGTTTTAGTTTTAATTCTTCCAGTAAACTCTCAACATTATAGTCATAAATGGGAGGAGTCATTGTATTCCTCAATAAATCTTCAAAGGATTTTATGACGGCACACCTTTCATACTGTTCTTTATCTTGATAATAGTAGAGGAGGTGATCGAGGGCGTAGAATACTCCCATCTTATCATATTCTTCGGTAATGACGTAGATGTTTTCAAACTTTTGGAGGTCGATCTTAAGTAGGTAGCTATAAAGGCGATTATAAAATTGCTCTTTTACAGTCTCTCTTACAGATTCATATTGCTCCTTATATCTCATCATGTACATTCCATCGATGATAGAGTAGTTCTCCAACCCTCTCACCACCATACCCATTAATACATACGGATTTTCGAATAAATGTTGTATGTTATGCTCTTCATATATAGCCTCATCAGAGGCATTAAAGATATTAAAAAGTTTACTAGGGTCTAATCTTTGCATTTATTTGCATATAATAGTTGCTTCATTGATAAATATATCGTATATTATATAGAAGTATAAGGAATAATAAGCTGAAAGGCAACTTAAATTAAATAAACTGTATGGTAGAAGTATTATTTTTATTGTTAGGAGCAACTCTTGCGTTTGTGTATTTACAGCATGAACAAAAGAAGGACCTGGAAAAGAGGGTTAAGACTCTAGAATCAGATTACCTTTCTATATGTAGTCAATTAGAACATATGGAGAGATCTTTAGCAAGTGATTGTACCGAACGTATTCACTCTCTAAAGGCAGAAATGTGGCAGCATAAGCAAGAACATGAAAGCCACTTAAGAGAAATTGAAATAAAGAAACTATTAAAAGACTAGTCGATAACTCTCGGGTACACGCTCTTCAAATCCATGTTATATGATCTATGATGATCTCTCTAACCTTCCTCTCTACTTTAAAGGAAGACCTAATTTCGATAAGATACAAGACTATCTCTCTAGTCTATCAAGCGATTCTGAAGACGGTACTCGAGACCTCGGCTTTTGTACGGTTATTATCTCTTCTTATGTGACCGGATACTCTCATCTATGTGAGTCCCATGAAATCTATGACGATCTCCATATGGTTTTAGAAGGACAAGAGGTGGTAGAGTACTACAACCCCAAGTTAAACAAGGTAAAGTTTAACTATGATGAAGAAAAAGATGTTACTCTCTACTATAAAGAGTCAATGCCTACACTTATTCTTCCTCTATTGAATAAAAAATTCTGCTATCTTCCGGCAGGAGAAGTACATTCACCTGGTCTATCACATAGAAACGGCCCTTCCTTAGTGAAGAAAGTGGTAGTCAAGATTAAGG